CTTCAATTAAATAATCAAGCAGTCCTTCATTAGAAGAAATTGTGTACGTAGCGCCACCGCTACCAGTAGCACCATTACCTGTAGCAATTTCACCCACTACCGATAAGTCTGTTTCGTTTAAAAGGCGTAGTGTTTCGTATCGTAAATCACTAAAGCTAACAGCCATTAGACAGCTCTCCTTGCGTACGTAGCAGCGTATGATTCAACTGCGCCTAATCTGTCTAAATATTCAGTTTTAAAAAGTTGCAAACCATCACCATCTCGCATTTGTAACGCTCTCATGTATAACGTGCCATACACAAGACAATCATGCGCAACATCTGGTAGTGGACACTCAGTTGCATCTGTATTTTCTAATGCTGTGCCCGTTGAATCGTATGCCCAGTACGCTCCGGGCTGTGCGTAACCCTCAACTAATAGTCCTTGCGTCACTGCCATGGATGGAGTTGGATAAAGAATAATTGCATTCATTCCGCGAATAACAATTACGTCAGGTACTGAGTCAGCAGTTCTATGTCTGTACTCGTCAACCATTTGATTACTATAGTTGAGTAATTCCGGTTGAAAATATTCACCTGAACTGTCCTTTGCTTTCAATACGCGGATTTTATAAATATCCGGAGAACAGTAGTCAGATGTGTCTGCAATAATATCAAGATATCTTCTACCAACCAGACAGTCAGTTTTTCTGGCTATCTGGTTGGCTGATTCAAAGATAGTAAACTCTAGGCCAAACGGGTCACGGTCGGAGTCTGTGCCGAAATAATGTCGGCCCATCATTCTTACCTTCTGTTTAATTTGACCTAGATTCATATCAATTACCTAGCTACGCCTGTTCGAGCAAGCGCAATGTATGCATCACGGATAACAGCAAATCCGGAAGCACTAGCTCCACCAAATGCCGCTAAGCGGACATATGGTTTTACTGTAGGTGCCAGTGGAATCATAAGCTGCGCACCAACACTTGCTCCGCTTGTTACACACTTAGTAAATGTAAGTGCTGGAGTACCAGACGCAACTACTTGCAATGTATTTAAAACAAGAGCATTACTCTTGAGTGTTGTACCAGCGATTCCCGGATACTTAATTGTGAATGTAGTTGTAGAAGGTACTGTATTAACTTCCACAACATTTCCAGCAACACCCAACACACTCTCATGTCCATTACTAAAGTTACAAGTAGTAACTGCAGAAACAACAAGTAAGTCTCCCGGTTGTAATCCGTGTGCAGCACTTGCTGTTAATACGTTAAACGTACCAGCAGCAATAGTTAGTGCAACAGTACCGTTTGATGGGTTAGTACCCGGTACCGTGACATCAGCTGTACCAATTGTTACCCAGTTTGTAGAATCATCAGAGGCTTGAATAACAAACGTCTGTGCAGTAGTAAGTGCTGTAGCTACAATTACATCTACAATTCCAACTAGATCATTACGACTTGAATGACCCGGAAGCACTACACCACCATTTGGTACGTCTTCAGCATAACTAGGGCCAACTGGATTAGCCGTTTGACTAAATCCACCCCATGCCAAAGGACACGAAATCAACTGGTTGGACACAGCATTTGTTGTAGATGCTGCCGTACCAGTAAGACCTCCAAATGATGTTGCATATGATGTGATGTTAGTACCGGGCATCTGGACATTCCCAGCGGAAGCGCCTAAGACACCAGTACCAAATCGAAACGATAACTTAAGATCTCTAGCCATAATCTATCTCCTTATTAATTGACCTTGAAATTAAGTCGGCCAATAGCACGAGTGTGAGGAATCCAAAGACCACAACCCCATTCAAAGAGGATGTTGTGCATGATGCCATTTTCTTGTGATCGACCAAGGTTCTCAGGCTTAAATGGCTTAGGCTGCCATCCTTGTACGTATCCAGTTCCATAGCGAACTGCATACATCGTGGTTGTACCAGTCAATGCAGCAGTACTACCATCGGATAAAGTTGTTGACGCAATTGCAACGTCGTTTGGAATCACAGATGTTAAACCATCAGATTTACGTCCAACAACTCGAATCTTAGCATTCTTATACATTTCTACTGGGCGATCGTAGTTATCTTGAGTAATATCAAAACCACTACCAATACCCATTACACGAATAGATGCTTCAATAATTCTCTTACCTTGTTCTGAAACATACAAAACGATACCATCGCCATCTGGCGCGTTCATGTTGTCAAATAAGGTTTGAATATCATACATAAATCTATTAGCTGCACCAGATCCAGCAGTAGCTGTAGATGGTGCAAGTAAGTTGGATAAACGCATATCAGAAGCAGCATTGATTGTCATGTCAGTAGCCATGTCAAACTGTGCAGCATTGTTTAAACGGTACTTAAGTCCGGGGAAACAGTCAACCGAGTTACCCGGAGCAGAACTTGTAGGGTCGTTATTAATGAACTTGTCATTAAAATCGTAACTAAAACCCTCTAAGAACATCTGTACTTGCGCGTCTACAGGATCAATAATATTGTTAGGCTGCTCAAGCAGAACTTTATCAATTGTAATCTTGTTACGCAGAAGGAACATCTGCTCTTCGTACTGCTTTGGCTTACCTTTAACTGAAGTTGGTTCTGAGTTAATACCAGTCCAGTTAGGAGTAGGAATACCTGAGTTGGTATAGCGCATACCGATCTGTCGAAGGGATGGAGATGTGTAAAAAGGAATATCCTTTACAGCATTCCACGTCTGATGCAAACTCTTGGTGATTTCCTTAACGAGTGGATCGTTAGACAAAATTGCCTGATCCGCTAATGTAAGGGCACCATTGAAATCAATAGCCATTTCTTAGCCTCTCAAATTCCGTTGTTGTTTCTGCCGATACCCATTAGTCTACTAAACACACCACCAAAGCCTCGCGTTGGTGTTGTCTCTTGGACTAAGGGTTGTGCAGATTCAGCAGTGTCGATGGGGATTGGAACGTTCTTCTGTGCCTCAAACATAGAAGCAAGTTCCGGCACAAGCGATTCAGCCATATTGGCAAGTTCAGTATGAACGTATGTCACAGCTTCAATTGGGTCAATACCACGTTTAACTAAATTGTGAACAATTTGTTCTCCGCGCCTAGCGTATGGATATTCCTTAAAGGCTTGCTCTAACGCTTGTGACTGCTTGGCTTGCTCTACTTGACCAAGTAACTCATCGTATTTCATACGTTGAATTTCAAAATCTGCAGAAATTCTAGCAGCATCTTCAGACAATATGTTTGCCTCTGACATCTGCATATACTTCTGACGTATTTGATCTTCGTTTACTTGTTGCTGTTTTTGTGCCCATGCATTTTGCAACTCACTACCTGATGAGTAACCATCAGCTTCGAGTGCTTGAATAACAGTGGCCCATTTTTCGTATTGGGATGCAACATCCTTAGCAGCTTTAGCTTGCTCATTTACTTCCCGAAATCTGTCGTAAGGGACACTTTCTGGAGTCTTCTGAGCACTTAACGCTTCAGTTAATTTCTGCCGGACTAGATCCTGTGGATCAGTTGCCTCAACCTCAATATCGTCTAACCAAGAAAAGTCTAATGTTTCTGACGTATCATCTGCGGTGTTTAACGCCGGTGCAGTTTCAGGTTCATTGGCGTATGAACTATCGTTTGTCAATAAACTACTAAGACCAATATTGTCTGACGCCTCAGCTGGTGAGTCTGAGGTGCGTGTCACCATCTCTTCAGACATTTTAACTATACTCCTTCATTTTGACTTATGCCAGATTCAGGGCCTAAGTCTGTCATTGCATACTGTTTACCAATATCAACCATCGCATAGTCTTCATTAGACTGTGCCTCAAGTCCAGCCTTTGCGGTTGCCAACGCAATGTCTGCCTCAAGTTTTGCGGCTATCTGAGCCTTAATCTTTTCTATTTCTACCTGCGCCTTTGCCTGTTCAATTTGCATATTGAATTGCATGACCTGCGCTTGCTGTCCTTGTTGTGCAACCTGTGCCTCTTGCTGCATCATCATTTGTTGTTGTTGTGCCTCAGCCATCTTTGCTTCTTGTTCATCAAGGTGATCAAGAATCTTGGTTGTTTCCGGCATGTTCACAAGTTGTACAAACAACCTATTGGTCGCAGGATCCATTGGGTCACCAAACACGCCCATTTGGCGCAGTGTGGCATACTTGTTTAACCTTTGATCTGGTCCTTCGTCCATACTAGATCCCGGAACATAAACAATCCTATACCGCCCACCATTGCGCAAAGCATCAAAACGCATAACGCCTTGTTGAATTTGGTCTCTAGGTAACATTCCGCCTTCGATGTTTCCGACAAAGGGGACAATTGCAAATTGCTCAATTAGACTTACTTCCCACTCTTTAATAGATGCATTGCTAATTTCAATGTCGGCGCGTACATACGAGTGCTGCGTGTTGTCAGCCTTTTGTAAT